TAAGAGCAAGTGGAGCTAAACAACCTATTAATATGGATGCTATTGAAACAGTAAATGCGTTAGATAGTATATTAGGTGTTCAAACAATGCGTATTAATGAAACCTACATAGCAAACTATATAGTACAAAAAATATTAAATAGATAAAATAAAAACAAGTAATAGTTTTATTTTTTCTATTAGAATTTATTAAAGCCTTTTCTATGAGCATCTCTATAGGCTATCTTATTACTCTCATAGCGTCTAACCTTTGCTTGGTCTCTTTCTATGTTGTTAGTTTGAGTAGAATATAACACTTCATCCATATTCAAAAACCCACCTAACTTTTGGTTTAATAACTTAATATCATTATGATTACAGTTGTTATTCCATATTTTAATAATACAGAAGCTCTTTTTAGGGGAAATGGATATACCATTTACCTGGAGGGATTCCATTGTGTTATGACATATAGTTTCACCTATAGTATAACTACATAATTTAAACCATACTTCTTGGGCAACATCCTTGTCTATTTTAAATGACCATACACCTCCATTCGCATTGTTTGGATCTTCCCATAATGGATAAACTACTTGACCTGACTTAAGTTTTCTCATTAAAAAGAACATACCTTCATTTACCTCTGGTAAACATTGTTCCCAACTATTTTTAAGAACTAAATAGTCTTCAATAGAATGAATTTCTAAGATATCTTTATAGCTATCTAATGACCAAGTTTTATCAGCTGGATTATGATACCATACAATCCAGTTACAGTTTAAAGGATGGTGGCTATCACTAGTTTGAAACTCTATATTTTGTTGACCCTCCATTATAATTATTAGTCTATTTTTCTCTTTAAATCATTATAAAAAATAAAATATCAAATTTTATAATTATTTTTACCATATATACTTTATATATTATGGCTTATAGAAACATACTATAGTTTTGGTATAGTTTATAGTCTATTTTAAACAATATTCTGTTCCAGAGCTATCCATAGCTATTAGCTCCACTACTAACGTTGATGTCCCATAGTAATGGCTGGCTAATTCACTAATATTTGCGGTGGTTAGACTTTTTTCTATATAATTTTCTACCCTAGTCATATAGAAATCCCCTAGTGGCCCACTAAGCATCTTGGTAAATTCTAAGGCATCTATAGTTCTTCTTTTGCTAGTTAGTGGATTAAATACAACTATTTCTCCCATGATTATATCAGCATCAGATTTGACCATTTTGTGGCTACTCTTTTGGATAGACTCTAAAATTTCTTCTCTAGAATAAACAATAGGTTCTTTTCCTATATAGTAAAACCTTTTACCATTGTTATAGGTAGTCAAGTAGTAGCCGCTACGCAACTCGTCTACAGACTTTATAGTGTAGTCTAACTCTACATGGCTTTTAAAATATAAGTATAGGTTATTTACTATAAATAAGTAGTCATACCTATAGTAGTACATAAATGCTAATAAAAATAAAATATACATTAGTAAAATATACTTTTAAAATTTGCCATATGTGTTTAAATAGATATAGTTATATTTTTATAAATATACTATTGATAACTATATAGTATTTCTTTTTTATAAAATTTGATATTAAAACAATTTTCTACTATTATAATAAAAAACTATGTCAAAGCAAAACAATAATAATTTTCAAAATAGCAACCGTCTCTACTTTGAAAAATATACTGATAATGAATTAAACTTAATTTTAAGAGATTTAGCATCTAATGAAAATCTCAATGTAAAACAACTCTTTTCAAACTATTTAGAAAAAGAAGCTACTATAGCTAAACAGTCGTCTAAGTTAGAAAAGATGAAAAAAGATAACTTAGCTGCTAAACAAAAAGCAGCTGAAGACAGAGATAAGGAACGTTTAGAATACTATGCTGACCTTAAAACTATTAGAGAAAATGTACTAGATGATTGTAAGCAGTTTCAAACTAGGTATGGAAAAGATAGATATAAAATGAAACTCTTAAAGCTTGCCTATAAAGCTAACGATACTGCTCTCATGACTAATCTTTATCTCCAGCTATTATCAGATAGCTATGCCAATGAAAAAGAAGAAAAACTAATGAAAAAGGTTAAAAAAGTTATGGATGAGTTGGATATTAAACGCTTCCAATTTGAACACCTTTCTAATGAACTTGCTCCATTAGATTTCTATAATTCCTATGAGAAAACATTAGATAGTTGGCAACTTAACGTTATAGAAAATATTAATGATTCTAAATCTACTTTGGTATGTGCTCCAACTTCTTGTGGTAAAACATGGCTCGCTCTTTACCCAGGTATTGTAGGTAAAAAAGTATTGTTTATAGCACCAACAACACCATTGGTCTTACAGGTAGCAAGTCAATATACTAAGTTTGGCGCTAAAGTATGTATTATTACTGGAGATGAAACATATGGTCTAACTGGTGAACCTAATGTGTACATAGGTATTCCTAAAGATATTGAAGACAAGTTACCAGCTATAGGACGTGATTTTGACTTAGTAGTCTATGACGAAGTTCACAACTTAGACGATGAAGTCTTTGGTGCTATATATGAACGTTTAATAAAGATTATGGCAGGTATTCCATTCTTAGCTCTTTCTGCGACTATAGGGAAACCAGAAGAACTTAGGGAATGGTTATCTAGTGTTACTGCTATGGATGTTGACTATATAAGTTATTCTACTAGATTCCTTAATCTTCAACGCCATCTATTTACAAGTGACTCTAAATTAGTTAAACTCCATCCTATGTCTTGTATTTCTAGAGAAACATTAGATAAAAGTCTTAGTAACTTACAAATGACTCCATATGACTGTGTACAACTCTGGTCTTCCTTACAAACTAAAATGGGAGAACGTACTATGGATAGTACTAGTGTTTCTGCTATATTCCCTGAAGATAATAGCAGACTTAGTTTAAATGATGCCAGACAGTATGAACAAGTTCTTAAAAACAAATTGTTAGGTTTAGCAAATACCAATCCAGATGAAATAGGCGGTATATTATCACAGTACCATATAGATGATAGTCATAGTCAAATAGAAAACCTTAATTTATATAATTTGTTTAAGGAAATCAAAAGACTTAACTTAACCCCATGTATTGTCTTTCAGCCTAATACAGAACTCTGTAAAACTATATTTTCTCAGCTTGTCAACTACTTAGAAAAACTAGAGACACTTAACTACCCATATCACTATACTAATCTTGAGTTTAAACAACGAGCATTTATAGAAAGCATAGCAGAAAAAAACAAATTCAAGGACTCTATTGATTTAGAAAGCAATGGCGCAGATAAAAAGAAAATGGATGGTGTTAATAAAAAACAACTAGTAGAACAAATGTTAAAAAAGAAAGACGCAGAGCTTTTATCTAAATTTGAAGTTGAATGGCAAAAGAATTATAATAAACAAGTAGCAGAAATTAAAGCTAATACATCTATAGCTGATAAAATAAAACGAGTTCAACTCGCTAACTTAGAAAAAGAACACTTAGCATTTCAGGCTAAACCTATTCTTTGTTATAGTGATATATATGCTAAACATGCGGACTTCTGTTTAAATACTAGTTCACCTATGACTGCTATTAAAATTAGAGAAATCCACAAAATGATTAGTGAAAAATTAGGTCAATCTATTGACTATAACAATGTGTTTATGCAAGGATTAAAAAGAGGTATAGGTATTTATACCAAAGATATGCCTCCAGTATATAACATGGTAGTCCAGCAATTAGCACAAAATGGTCAGTTAGGTTTTGTAGTAGCAGATCCTATATTATCTATGGGTATTAATATGCCTTTTCGCTCAACTTGTATACTTGGCTTTAATGGTTCTAGAGACTTTAAGAAAAGTATCTATTTACAAATGATAGGTAGAAGTGGTCGTCGTGGTTTAGATAGAGAAGGTCATATCATTTATGCTAATGTAGACTGGAAAAACCTAATGTCTGCGGAACTTGAAGATATCAAAGGCCAACCGCAAAACCTAAAACACTATGGTGTATTAGCTAAGTGTAGCAATGAGTTTGAAGGTTTAACTGATATTCATATTAATTCACTTAGAGAAACTAATATAGTGGCCAGTGAAAACTTCTATGAAGATGAACTTTGTAATAGAATTTTATGGAAATTTAGAGAATATAATGACAATACTAGAACATTTATATCTAGATTAGTTAACTTAGAAATGAGTTTTAGAAAAACAGTTGATACCCAAGGTATTAGAGACTGTGCTCAAGAAATTGCTAGTATATTCTTTGCTAATGATACTGGATTTATTGACTATGTTAGACAGGTTCTTATAAATCAAGTATTAGATAAAACCAGATATATAGATAATGGTAAAATGTTTGAATTTGCGTATCTCATTAGAGACTTATATAACATATTAGTGACAGATGATAATGGTTACTATCAATTCTTATCTAAACATCTTAGAGAATTGTTTAAACTACTCAAACAAATATTAATTACAAATAATCTTTTAGCTAACTAATAAAAAATATATAATTAGGAAATAACCCATATCTCTTTTTTATTTTATCACTATAAAATATAATTAACATATGGAATTTGATTTCTCACTAGACTCTTTATCACTAAAAAAGGTAGCAATTGTATTAGTAGTTGTCTATATCCTATCTTGGTTACTATCTAAAATTTTTACTATTCACTTAAATGAACCAACTGGAATTCTAAGTGCTATTGGATATAAAGGTGATATTCCAGTAGAACATTTTGAAGTTGCCAGTGCTCCATTAGACTATGGTATTGGCCAGTACTCTAACTTGATTTTACAAAATCCACCTAATACTGCCAAACTAGTCACTAATCAAGGATATGTTCCACAGGGAACACCATTGCCATTAGAAATGGAAGCAACTAATAGCTATCCACCATTCCCAGTAACCAGTGGCCCATCAGTAGATGGTACTAAGGATACACCAAACTCTATGTTTATGTTTAGTTATAACCAATGTAAACCAGAATGTTGCCCAGCAACCTATAGTTGTAGTGGTGGCTGTGTTTGCTCTACTAAAAAACAACAAGATTTTATTCATAGTAGAGGAAATGGTAACACTTATCCTAGTGAATATTAGATAGCTATTACTAAAAATAAA